CAGACAATGCCAGATGGAACTCCAATTGGATCAATGGTTGAAATGGAAGGACCAGGAATAATAGACAGTTTAAAAAACACAGCAGATGATTTGTTTGGACTCTATCAAAAATATTCACCATTAGGTATGATAGGTGCAGCAATACAAAAAAATAAAGCATTTAAAACTGCACAAACTAATAAAGCATTAGAGCAAATAGAAATGCAAAGAAAAATTAGAGAAGCTGAAGCTCTGGCTGCTCAAATAGGTCCAGGACTTGCAAGTTTAACTACTCAAGGTGGTGGAGGTGGTATTGCTTCATCAGGAATGACAGGAGCGCAAGCTGCAGGAATGGGCGGCGGATCAAGACAAGCAACATCTGCAGGCTCAACTAAATCAGGTAGAAAAGACGGCGGTTGGGGATGGGCTAAAGGTGGTTTTGTAAGAGGAAACTATTTCAACGGCGGAATTGTCAGTCTACGGAGACGGTAATGGCAGAAACGCTATTCACAGACATCATAAACAATTTAGGTAAAGCAAAAAAAGAAGGTAAAATTTCTGGTGGCTATCGTTATAAAGACGGTAAGCTAAACATTGGCGGCGGTTACTATAGCGACGATTCGATGTTCGAGATCGACGTTAACAAAGACGGTGGTAACATATTATTTAAAAAAAGATTCGCGGACGGCGGATCGACTAACGGTTCCGCTGAGAAAGCATTCAGTGCAAAAGTAAACGAGCTGATGGATGATGGCTATGACTTTGGCGAAGCAGTCAAAGAGGCTATGAGACAGGGGTATGACAATGGGGGTAAAGTAAATCCAGGTGGTGAAGTTGTTAAAGAAGCTATGATCCAAAGATTATACACAGATTTTGGTCAAGCTTTAGTTGATTCTGAATCTTTAAAAAAACATGGTAAATCTATTAGAGATATAACTCCAGATCAAAGAAGTAATCTTAGTAGAAGATTAAATAAATATAAATCATTTATAAAAGAAAATAATAGAATGCCTAGTGAAGCAGAAGCTAGAGTAGCAGGAAGAAAAGACAAAGCTGTTACAGATGCTGTTGGAAAAAATAATAAAGGAATTACAGAAGATAAGATTAGAAAAAATATGATTAAAAAAGGTGAAACAGTTAAAATGATTCAAGGTAAAGTGGTGTTTGCGGATCCTGCAAAACAAAAAGAATTTGTAAAAGATTTAACTAAAAGATATGAATTAGGAAAACGTTCTACTAAAGCAGTTGCTGCAGGAGTTTTAAGAAATGAAGATATATACAATAAATATTTTAAAGGTATTTATTCTCCGAGTAGTGTTAGAACAGTTATAGATCGTTTTAAAAAAGCTATGGATTTAGAATATTATAAATTAAGTCCACAAGAAAGAGATATAAATAAATTAAATAGAATAGCTGATGAAGTTATTACACAAGGTGGTAAAAGATTAAGTGCAACTAAAAAATCTCCTCTTCATCATTTATTTCCATTAGGAGATGAGTATGTAAAAGCTAGAGGAAAAGATTTTGCAATTTTAGATGAAAAAACAAATTCCGCAATGCAATCTTATAATAAAGATTTAAAATCTTTAGTAAAAGAACGACAACAAGTAATAAAAGATAAAATAGCAAATAAAATAACAATAGAAGAATTTAATACAAAAAATAATAATTTAAATGAAAGAGCCACAAAAATAATAACTCGATATAATACCAATAATCCAGGAAATGAAGGTTTGTTAAATTGGAGAAAATTATCTATCGGAAGTAATAGTTCAGAAGTATTAGTAGGAGAAGCTATAGGTGGAGACTATAAAAAGTTTTCTATAGATCCACAAAATAGAACATTAATTGAAAAATTAAGTAAAGATGATCTTAGAAAATATAGAGAATTAATAAAAAAGAAATCTACAGTAAGTGATTTAAAACAAACTAAAGGTGTTACAACTGCTGATAAAATTGAAAGACCGGAAAAAGCTACTTTAAGAGAAAAGTTTGACAACTTTAATGAAAAATTTAGAAGCAGCAAACCTGTAATACAAAAATTTAGTTCTAAAGTTCCAGGAAGTGCTTTAGCATTAGCTCCTACAGAATTTGCCTTATCTTTAGCAGCAGGAGTTCCATTATATGATGCTGCAGCAAGTGCCGGATCATATTTATTAAAAGATCCTGTTATTGGAAAGGCAGTAAATGTTCCTTTAGCATTAAGAGCTATGACAGATTATGAAGATGCTGATGAAATGATAAAAAGAGCTAATAAAAGAAGATTAGGAATTGAAACTTTTTTAGAAGAAGTTCCAAGTAAAGCCAAACAATTTCTTACGCAAGGAGAAAGAGCTACATATCAGAATATAGAGGATTACTTGCCAGATGAAGATTTATCAGGTATATTGTCGGTCAAAGGTGTACAATAATTAACAGGAAAGAGATATGGCTAAAATAGAAGACGCATTACCCAACGAAACAGTTACTGATGAAGCTTTTGTAGAACAAGAAGTTACAGTTCCAGAAGATTCTGTTCCGACACAAGAAGGTCAAGCAAATGTAACTATGGATGAAGAAGGTGGAGCAGAAATAAATTTTGATCCTAATGCCATGGAAGGATTACAAACAGAAGATCATTTTTCAAACTTAGCAGAAGTTATGGACGAGCAATACCTAGACGAACTAGGTGCTAATCTTTTTGACAAGTATACAGAATACAAACAATCTAGAGGTGACTGGGAAGACACTTACAGAGAAGGTTTAGAACTTTTAGGTTTTAAATATGAAAAAAGAACACAACCTTTTAGAGGAGCAAGTGGTGTAAACCATCCTGTTCTTGCTGAAGCGGTTACACAATTTCAAGCGCAAGCTTACAAAGAATTATTACCAGCTGATGGTCCAGTACGTGCACAAATTTTAGGAGATGTGACTAACGAAAAACAAGACCAAGCACACAGAGTAAAAGATTTTATGAATTATCAAATCATGGATCAAATGCCAGAGTATGAACCTGAATTTGATCAAATGCTTTTTTATCTACCCCTCTCAGGTTCTACCTTTAAGAAAGTTTATTATGACGACCTTTTAGGTAGAGCTGTTTCTAAGTTTGTACAAGCAGATGATTTAGTTGTACCTTATTCAGCTAACTCATTAGAAGATGCAGAAGCAATTGTTCATGTTTTAAGAATGTCAGAAAATGAAATTAGAAAACAACAAGTTTCTGGTTTTTACAAAGACATAGAAATAGGTCAACCTCCTGTTACAGAAAACCAAGTTAAAGATGCAGAGTTGAGATTAGAAGGAATTTCTAAAGATGGAAATGCCGAAGATCAATACACACTTTTAGAAATGCATACAGATTTAGATCTAGAAGGTTTTGAAGACATGAGTCCAGAGGGTGAACCAACAGGAATTAAACTTCCATACATCGTAACTATTTTAGAATCTACTAACAAAATTTTATCTATTAGAAGAAATTACACAGAAGATGATAAAATGATGAATAAAATAAAATACTTTGTACAATATAAATTTTTACCAGGTACAGGTTTTTATGGTTTTGGTTTAATACACATGATTGGTGGTTTAACTAGAACAGCAACAAGTGCACTAAGACAATTATTAGATGCAGGAACTTTAGCTAACTTACCAGCTGGTTTTAAAACTAGAGGTATAAGAATTAGAGATGATGCACAGCCATTACAACCTGGCGAGTTTAGAGATGTAGATGCACCTGGTGGAAATATCAAAGATCAGTTTATGCAATTACCATTTAAAGGACCAGACCAAACTCTTTTACAATTAATGGGAGTTGTAGTTAGTGCAGGTCAAAGATTTGCAAGTATTGCAGATGCACAAGTTGGAGATATGAATCAACAAGCCGCGGTCGGTACTACAGTTGCACTTTTAGAACGTGGCTCTAGAGTTATGTCCGCAATCCACAAAAGATTATACGTTGGTCTTAAACACGAATTTAAATTATTAGCAGAAGTATTTAAAACTTACTTACCACAAGAATATCCTTACGATGTTCCTGGTGCTACTAGAAATGTTAAGGTTGCAGACTTTGATGAGAAGGTAGATATACTTCCGGTTGCTGATCCTAACATTTTTTCTCAAACACAAAGAATTTCTATGGCTCAAATGGAGCTACAATTAGCACAATCGAATCCTCAGATACATGATTTGTACCAAGCGTACAGATCCATGTATGAAGCGGTTGGGGTAAAAAATATCAACGCGATATTACCTCCACCGCAACAACCTCAACCCATTGACCCTGCACTAGAAGAAATTGCAGCAATGGGTATGAAACCTTTTCAAGCTTTTCCTGGTCAAGATCACAAAGCTCACATCGATTCACACTTAAATTTTATGCAATCTAATATGGTACAGAACTCACCGACTATTATGGGTGCGTTACAAAAAAATATATTGGAAAGAATTAGTTTAATGGCACAAGAACAAATACAATTAGAGTTCCAAGAAGAATTAGCACAAGCACAACAGATGCAACAGATGCTACAACAGCAACCACAAGATCAACAACTAATTCAACAAGTAACAATGCTTACAAATAAAATTAATTCTAGAAAAGCTGTGTTAATTTCTGAAATGGTTAGAGATTATATGAAGGAAGAAGAACAAATTATTAGTGAATTAGGTGGTGATCCATTACTTAAACTAAAATCTAGAGAACTAGACATCAAAGCTAGACAAAACGAAGCTAAAAAAGCTTATGATGAAGGTAGAATTAGCTTAGATACTATGAGAGCTATGCAAAACCAAGAACAGTTCGAAGATAAACAAGAACAAAACGAAGAATTAGCTGAATTAAGAGCAGATACTTCGCTAACTAAACAAGTTATGTCAGCAGATGCTGCTTTAGAGAGACAACAAATGGCTGATCGTAGTAAACGACACGATTTTGGTAGAAACTTTAAGAAAAATTAAGTATATTAACACTCAAGGAGAATATTATGGATAAAGATTGGCAAAGAGGCTCGATGTATGTCAAAGAACCTAAAGTTACAAAAGAATTAGGTGTTGGCAAAGACGGTTACCAAACAGGTGGCGTTACTATTGAAGCTACAAACCCGCAAGAAACTCAAACTGTTACAGTTAGAGGAACTAAAGCGATGAGAGCTGACAAAAAACCTGTAAAAGCTAAGTGGTACTAACATGTGGTTGTCGGCAATTAAATTAGCCGTTTCTGCTGGTAGTAAAATTTACGCTAAC